CATGGATTGAATTATTGGAAAACCCACGAGGTGTGCGTCGAGGCGTTTGCCGAAATGTATTCAGCAACGATATCGTCGCCCGAGAGTTTAAAGCAAATTAAACGATTTTTTCCAAAAAGTTACGATATGTTCCTGGAAATACTACATCATATAGCATATGACTTGTAAAAATCGACGACAGGAGGACAAATGACATGAATAAAAGAAAAAGATATGATGAAATGGAAATACTATTAGAAGAGTATCAAGACAAATTTAATGAGAGTTTTCCTTTTTTCTTAGTACAAGACGCTACAGATAAACAACTTATAAAATTATTAAAGACTGCAATTAAACTTAATCGTAAATATACCTCTGATATGGGTAAGGATATTTTGTTTTGATACTCTATATAGTGAAAAAGTTTGTTAAAATAGTGTATTAGTGTTAAAATTTAAATATATAGTGCTGACAGTCGACGGACTCAAAACGGGAATTGTTGACGAACGTAAAACGGTTACAGTCGACGGACTTAAAACGGAAGGAGAGAAAAAAGGTTATGAAGTTTAATTTTAGAAGATTTCTTCAAGCAAGTACAGGAGGCGAAGGTGGAGCAGAGCCAACACCAAGCCCAAATCCTAACCAAACACCCGACCCACAAGGTGGAAACGGTGGAGAAGGCTCAAACGGGGATAATAACGCATTATTCACGAAGTTAGACGAGATTATAACAAAACGTACAAACGGTTTAGTTAAATCTATTCTAAAAGAACAAGGTGTGGACGGTGACGAGTTAAAAGACTTAGTAAACGCATACAACACCAACAAACAAAACAAAGCAAGAGAACAAAGTGAGAATAAAACCAAGTTAAAAAATGAGAACACTCAATTAAAGGAACAACTTTCTGACATGATGTTTAAGGGTGAAGTAAATAAAATTGCGTCAGAATTGGAGTTCTCACAAGACGCAGACAAATATTTAAGTAAATTAATTAGTAAAAATGATTACTTAAACGAAAAAGGCGAAATAAAGGTCGACGACTTGAAAAAAGGTATGGAACAAGTACTAAAAGACTTTCCTGCGTTGAAAAAAGTCGAAGGACAAAAAGGTTTACATTACGTAGGAGGACAAGGTAACGGGGGCAACGACCCACAAAGCGACGATTTATTACGTAAAGCGTTCGGATTGAGTGTTAAGAAGAATTAAGGAGTGACTAAAACATGGCGAACAATATAGCATTAGCGAAAAAATACGTCGACTTATTAGACGAAGTTTACAAAGTTAGTTCTTTAACGTCTGTGCTTGATTCTGATATGACATTATCGAGAGCAGGGGCAAACACTAACGAAATAGTAATACCAAAATTAGACATGGACGGTTTAGCAAACTATTCGAGAAATAGTGGTTACGTAAACGGTGACGTTAACCTTTCATGGGAAACAGTTAAATTCAACTACGAACGTGGTAGAATGTTCCAAGTTGACGTTATGGACGACGAAGAAACTCAAAACGTTGCGTTCGGTAGATTAGCAGGAGAATTTTTAAGAACAAAAGTTATCCCAGAGCTAGACGCTTTCAGATTCTCAACTTATTGTGGTATAACTGGTATATCAACAGTAGCAGGAGCAGACTTTACAAAAGGTGAAGATGTAATAAAAGCATTATCTGACGCAATGGCAAAAATGGACGATGATGAAGTACCACAAGAAAGTAGACATCTATTCATAACACCTGCATTATACAGAATGATACAAGACTTAGACGCTTACAAATCAAAAGAAGTGTTAAGTGGTTTTGCGTCAGTTACAAAAGTGCCTCAAGCTAGATTCTATACTCAAATAGATTTACAAGACGGTACAACTCAAGGAGAAACAGCAGGAGGATATAAAAAAGCTACAGCAGGAGTTAATATAAACTTCTTAATATTAGAAAAATCAGCATTAATGCAATATACAAAACACGCAGTACCAAAAATAATTTCACCAGAGGCTAACCAAGACGCAGACGCTTACAAATACGGTTACAGAAATTATGGTTTATGCGACGCTTACGAAAATAAAGTAAGTGGTATATATTTACACAAAGCTACAAAATAGCTTGAATACAAAGGGCAAATTTAAACGTTTGCCCTTTATTTGAAATAGTGAGGTGATAGTATGGGTAGATTAGTAGGTTTAGCAGTAAAAAAACCAGTAAAAAAACCTAAAAAGTCATCAAAACCGAAAGAAGGTGACAAAGAAAATGGTAAATAGACGACCACAAGGTTACTTAGATAACGATTGCGAGGCAAACATTGACGAGAATATGTGCAAGTTAATCGACGCAATTAACGAAGGTGGAGGAGGTGGTGGCGACGTTGTAGTACCTCCTGCCGTAAGCGAAGTTGCAGTTACTACACCGAGTAATACCGACTTAGCAGTAACACTTACCTTTGACGACAAATCAACAAAAGGCGGTAAGATACCTTATGCTAACTTTTCAGCTTATCTTGGAAATGCTATGAGTAATTTCTTTACGAGTGAGAAGTACGCTTATATCGAGGATTCGTATTTTGAAACAATACCACGTTATACGAAAGCACTTGATTATATTGCACCAACAACAGAGGGTTTAACAACGTTGATGAAAGTTTGTGACAACAATAAACCACCTAAAACTTTAGACAATATGTACGTTGGTACAACATACGAATTAGCACTTGGACTAAATTTATTAGGTGTGCCGACAACAGAAAATGGAGTAAAAACATACCCAGTAATAGAGTTAAACGATTCACAAATAGTTAATTATACACGTTTTGAAACAAACGGAGACTCTAGGGGCGTAGGAGTTTATAGAAATGAATATTATAAATTCAAAAATGTATCATGCAGTACAGCAAACAAAACAAAACCTTTAGTATTAATTTTAACTTTAGACCAATTCGACCGTCAAGATTTCGACAACACTCATTTAGACGCACCGTGTATAATCAAATTAGCTGACAAAGTGTCCGATTTTGATTTTGAAAATACTATAATAAAAATCCAAAACGGTGGTAGAACAGGCGACTTTGTTGTGAGTCTAATTGAGGCGAAAACTAATGGAGTAATACGTATATCCAATAGTGACCATGTTGAAAAATATGTGACAAGTGGTATAGTGAATTGTTACGGTGGGTCAATCGTAGAGTATAACGAAAGACTAAAAGAGCCGAAAGTAATATTCGCATTGAAAAACCTTGAGGATAGTATGGCTAATGACAACACTACATCACAAAGATTATTCGTAAAATCAATTGCATTGGCTACAGATTTATGTTACACAGCAGACACAGTACCCGATATGAGTGCTTATAGTTCGGGTATAACAGGATTTAAAATCGATATGTGGATTGACCAATTCGAGTTTAAAGACGCCGATATGGGAGATGTTGCGTACCCAACATTCGCACAAAACAAATATCGTAAACAATATAAAAAAGGTTATTAGATTAGTAGGTGATTAAATGGCTACTATAAGAGAGTACACGATAAAAGTAAATCCAGTTTTGGGTTTAGTCGACGCACCGAAAAAGATGTACTTTTATCGTTCCGACGTTGAAACATCGAGTTTAAAAATATTATCAACGGCAGAGTTACCAAACGCCACAGTTAGTTTGACTTGTATTAAGAAGTCTACTAACTCAATAGTGACAATGACTGGTACAGTCGACCCGTTGAATAACGTTAGCTTTACATTGTTGTTATTATCACAATTCACAAGTACGAGCGACACGCTTAATTGTGAGTTAAAAATAACACAAGACGGAAAAAAAGTAACAACATTCCCGAACTTTAATATTATCGTCAATCCTTCAATAGTGGACGGTATCGAAGGAGGGCAAGACCCAACAGAAGAAACTACACTATCGAACTTGATTGATGAAGTTAACGACATTTTGAATAAATTAAACAACGGGGGAGTCGACGGTAGAGGTATCAAAAGTATTACAAAGACTAGCACCGACGGGCTAGTCGATACGTATACAATATTATATACTGACAACACAACATCGACATTCACCGTTACAAACGGAGCTAAAGGGTCAGACGGAGTCGGAATACAAAGTGTTACCAAAACATCAACAGAGGGCTTAGTCGACACGTACACAATAACATTAACAAATGGTACAAAAACAACATTCACCGTGACAAACGGCAAAGACGGTCGAGGTATTACCGACATAAGTAAGACAAAAACAGAGGGATTAGTGGACACTTACACAATAACGTATACAGATAACACTACATCAACATTTACAGTTACTAATGGAGCAGACGGTGGAGGTGGAGGTGGGACTGGAACAGACGGTCGAGGGATTGTGAGTATCACGAAAACCGACACAGAGGGCTTAGTTGACACGTACACGATAACATATACCGACAATACAACAAGTACGTTTTCAGTTACTAATGGTAAAGACGGACAAAAAGGAGCAGACGGTAGAGGTATAACAAGTATCACAAAGACAAAAACAGAGGGATTAGTCGACACTTACACTATCAACTACACAGATAATACGACGTCAGAGTTTTCCGTAACAAACGGAGCAGACGGAACAGGTGGAGGTGGAGGTAGTGCCGACGTACCACTAATAGCTAAAGGTTACTTTGATTATACTAAAGATTTCAAAGATACCAGTAAATTTAAAGCTCAAGTCCGTTCGCAAAACACAAAGTCTTTGACTAATTTACCCGACGGTAACACAACATCACGCCAAGCCGTAGAAACAGAATATACGGGAGATTTATTGGCACTATGGCAACAAACAAAAAGATTTTATCTTGTTGCGTCATTCGTTTCAAATAATAGTGCGTCACACTCAAGCGTTGGAACGAAGGAAAAAAGCCGTCCTTTATGGATTAAATTAGAATATAGAATAGTAATACAAAATTCAGACGGAAGTTATGCGTTAAAAGGTAATGCGTCTAACCCAGGTCAAGCCGATATAGGCTATTTTGAAACGGCTATATTACCAAAACAACAAACGTTTAAAGATTCGGGAGCAGGGTATAATTTTGTATTGGTATTTGATAACACAGACAACAATATTAACTTAATGGGAGCACCTGTAATTAACAACATAAAGGGAACTTCGGCTTCGGCGTCATATGATTTCCATAATCACGAATTTATAACTTTTGGTGGACTAAAACCGATAATAAGTGAATTGCCGTATGCGTCGTCAGTAAGTTATGTGGGTATAGTACCGTATAAACTGACTTGTTATTTCTACGAAGAAGGCGAAACAGAGGTTGCCGACGTTAGTAACACCAACAAAACTAAAGTAGAAATGTACACAGAGGTGACAACATGATGACATACGAAGAATATATCCAAAACGGTGGTAAGTGTACCGAGGACGAATTTAATAAATATATAGATAGTGTTACTATGGATATAAATTCATTAACTTTTAATCGTATAGATGATTTTGATAAGTTGACAGACTTTCAAAAGAATATAATAAACAAAGTCATAGTCGATATGATAGATTTTAATGTTGAATACGCAGACGTGGTAGATATGCCACTTAATAGCTACTCAATAAACGGCGTCAGTATGACATGGGATAATTCCAAAATAGAAAATGTTGACGGCGTTATTATAAGAACATACGCACTAAATTGGTTAAATCAAACAGGGTTAACTTGTAGGGTGATATAATGAAATATCCAAGATTAGTACCTCCAAGCGTATGTAAAATTAAAATAACGGTGACGATTAATCGAGATGAGATTGGTGAATACGGAGAAAGCGAAGTACAACAAGTAGGGTCGTTTTACTGTAATTATCAAGCTACATCAAAAAGAATTTATACGAGTGATACATCATATATACAACTTAGTGGTATTGCATTACTTGACGGAGACGCCTTTGACATTGGTTCAAATCCGTCAGACGGTGAGGCAGTAATTACAGGACGTACTTTCAGAATACATTCAGTATCTAAAATGCGTAACCCCGACGGAAGTGTGAATTATACAAAAGTAGAGTTGATATAATGAAAGTGAATTTGAATATAAAAATAAATCCTAATAAGATTAACGAAATAAACAAAGTTGGTAAAATGGCGTTAAAGGAAACGGTCGAGCAGTTACGTAGTGACATATACGCCGACCAGGTAATGCCGAGAGATACAGGAACGTTACAAAACGAGAGTACTTTTGTTGACGATACCGAGATTAATAACTACAAAGTTAGGTTAGTACACCAAACACCATACGCTAGACGTTTATATTTTAATCCACAATACGATTTTAGACAGGACAAAAATAAAAACGCAAAAGGCAAATGGCTTGAAGATTGGTTAGACGGTGGAGCAAAGAGTACATTTTGTTACGATACAATGTGTCAAATATACTCTATGATGTTGAAGAATAAGAAATGAGTTGATTAATCATGACTATAAAGGATTTTACAGAGTATTTAAAGACGATTAGCAAGTTTACTAAATACTATGTTAATGTTATAGATGAAAATAAACAAAATGTGCTAGGAGTTTACAACTCAAAAAGTAAACTCAAACGTAATACTAGATTTAAGGCGTTACACAAAACAAAGGATTTTAGTTTACTTGTACACGCCACTAAAAATTCAGTAGAGAGTGAAAAAATAGCACAAAATTTATACGACGCACTTTACAACGCAAATAGAGTGCAGTCGTTAGGTATAGATTACATTCAGTTATTATATGACGAGCCCGTATATATAGGGCAGTCGTCAAATGGTATCTTTGAATATGTAATAGATGTAACAATATATTATAAAAACGATAACAAAGGAGTGACAGAATAATGGCTAAAATAACAAGTGGAGTTTATCCAGTATTTGAAAATGAGTTCAAAATAGGGACTAAAGGGAGAACGTCAGCAGACGCAGACATGAAAACTGTAGCCGACTTAGAAAACTTTTCAGTATCACTAGATAACAATATACAAGAATGGACACCAATGACAACTCAAGGGTGGATAAGAAGATTACAAACAGGTAAAGGGTTCTCAATAACTTTAAGTGGTAAGAGAAACGTTGGAGACGAAGGGAACGACTACGTTGCAGGGTTAATGTTCAAGTCAGGACAAGACGTGTCAACTAAATTTGAGTGGACAATGCCCGACGGAACAAAAATAGCGTTTGATTGTGTTGTTAATATATCTTCAGCAGGTGGTAGCTCAACAGACGTTGACGTACTTGAATTTGAAGTTCTTTCAGACGGAGCACCAACAGTAACACCAGCTACAGAAGGAGTATAAAAATCAACAAGTACGTTGAAAAAAATAAACGAGAGTATGGGTAACCATACTCTTTTTTAGTTAAATCGTATATAATAATATTAAGATAAAAGGAAAAGGAAGGTATTAGAATATGTTAATAGATTTATCATCAAAATTAGAAAATCAACCAAAGTTTATTAAAATTGGTGAACAGTCGTTTCAAGTAAGAGACGATAAAAACACAGTCATCAAAGCGTTTAATTTGCTAAAAGATAGCGACAAATCCGAAATAGAAGGAATAGACGAGGTTTTGGAGTTATTATTAGGTAAACAGGCGTTAAAAGATATAAGTAAACTTGGCTTGTCCATAAGTGGGTATAAAGTGCTATTTACAGGCGTTATGGCTTGTGTGAATGGTGAGACATACCAAGAAACAGAGAAACGATTTCAAAAATCAAGATAACGCCGAGAGGTGGTATGACTTAATAGACGATTACGGAGTAATTGAGGCTAGTTTTTTGCAACAATACGGAATACGTTTACGTACCACAGAAATGGAGTGGAGCGAATTCAGTACATTATTGAGTGGGATAGACCACAACACACCGTTGGGAAATATCGTCAGCATTAGAAGTGAGGACGACCCCGAAAGATTAAAGTTGTTTACAGCCGACCAAAAACGAATACGTAGAGAATGGCGTAGCAAAGCAACAAAAAATATGACAAAAGCCGAATACGACGACGTTATGGAACAATTAAAATCCATGTTTACAAGTATGGCGAAAAAAGTAAGGGAGTGACGACAGATGAATGTAGGTGAAATAGATTTATCGTTAGTCTTGACGTCAAAAGACTTTGAAAACCAACTTAATAATACGGTTAGTAAGTCAGTAGGCAAAATACAAAAGTCTATAAATAAAGGTGTCGATAATACTGTAAAAGACGCTACAGGGAGAGTGCAAAACGCTTTTAACCCGATACAAAACGAATTAAGTTACACTATCCAAAGTGCTACTAACGAGATAAATTCCGAAGTTAGTAGCACTTTTAACGTTATGGCAGACGGGTTAAGCGACAGTATTGGAACAGCTATAAATGACTTAGAGCAAGACATAAACGATTTAGATATACATTTTAACGGGATAAATTACGATAGTTTAACAGAAGGATTAGGAACAGCGACAACAAGTGTGTTAAATTCATTCGAGGAAATGGAGAATGGAGCAGACCGTCTAGGGGATAGTATTGACGACATTTCAACACAATTCAGTCAATCATTTAATAATATACCCGAGTTTTTAGGACGTACAGACAACGCTTTTGACGACGCTATAAATGGAGCAGACCGTTTAGGTTATGCGTTACACGATTTAGACAGCAGTTTGACGACTGGTGGACGTAATTTAGAGCGTAGTGTGGACAATGTGGGTAGTGATTTAAGGGGAGCAATACACGACGTAGATAATGCCGTTGACGGCGTGAGAAACTCTGTACAGCAATTAGATAATGCCGTTGACGGTATAGGAAATTCGGTCGACGGAGCAGTTGACGACATAGCCGACAGTCTTAATGATATTGAGGATTCAGTTGACAATGTGACACACTCACTATCAAATGCAGTCGACGGGATAAATGACTCAACAGAAGGATTAGCCGACAACTTTGCAGGTGTAGGTGAAACCATAGGCGAAGGTATGAACGCAGGAGGCGACGCCGTAGAGGGCTTAATTGGTAAGGTTGGAAAACTTGGTTCAGCTATAGCAACAGCCTTTGCAGTAGGTCAGTTAAGCGAATTTGTTATGGAGTGTACCGAGATTGGTTCAGACTTAGCCGAAGTGTCAAACGTAGTTGATACGGTGTTTACGTCGTTGAACGACAAAGTGGTTCAGTTCTCACGTAATGCAACGGCACAATACGGTATGAGTGAGACAATGGCAATGGAATACGTTGGTACGCTTGGAAGTATGGCTAGAGCCTTTGACTTTACGGAGCAAGAGGCGTACGACATGGCAACAACGTTAACAGGATTGACAGCAGACGTTTCATCATTTTACAACTTAGACCATGAAGAGGCGTACACAAAACTTAAATCCGTATTCACAGGTGAAACAGAGAGTTTAAAAGATTTAGGTGTTGTTATGACGCAAACAGCGTTAGACCAATATGCTTTGGCTCACGGATTCGGGAAAACAACGTCACAAATGACAGAGCAAGAAAAAACAGCGTTACGTTATCAATTCGTACTAGATAAATTAAAATTTGCTCAAGGTGACTTTGCCAAAACAAGTGGAGAATGGGCTAACCAAATGCGTATATTCTCTTTACAATGGGAGACTTTAAAGGGAACTCTAGGACGTGGGTTTATAGCTATTCTATCACCTGTATTATTAATGTTAAATAAAATCATAGCTAGGATAATAGATATGGCTAACATATTCGTTGAGGCAATAAGTAAAATGGGTTCAGTATTCCGTGGATTCAGTTTTGGAGGGTCAGCGAAAGTCAACACTAGCAACGTACCAAAATTAGCTAAAGGTGGATATGTTAAAAAGAATAATCCACAGTTAGTTATGATAGGGGACAACACTCAAGAAGGTGAGATAGTAGCACCCGAAAGCAAATTACAAAACGCAGTCAGCGAAGGAATAAAAAATGCCGTCGGCAAGGTTACCGAAAAAAGCGAAGGTACAAACATAAGGGGAGACGAAACAAAAGCCCTTAGAAACGACGTGAGAGGGTCAAAAAATCTAGTAAACGATGTAAAAAGTGCAGTTTTAGATGAAAACACTAATTTTATGCTGAATTTTACGTCAGCAGTAACAGACCGACAAACAAATGATTCATTATTTAAAGATTTAGCCAAAAAAGACTTAGGCGACAATAAAGAGTCCGTTAATATCATAAGTGATAAAATCGTAGACGCTATTGATAACAAAGACGTTAATCCGATTGTTAATGGTGAGCCGAGCAAAGGAACGATTATTAACAAAAATAATGTATCATTAACAAAAGTATTCGGTGATAGTATCGAAAATCCTAACGAGATTCCATTACAAGACGTTTTAAAAGGTAACTCAAGTATTTCATCAAGTGACAACACAGAAACGTTTACAGACGACGTTGAGTACGAAAAAATCGTGGACAAGACGACTAACAGAGTACCGAAGTTAGCGAAAGGTGGTTACGTTAAGAAGAACGACCCACGCTTGGTTATGATTGGCGACAATATGACAGAGGGTGAAATAGTAGCACCCGAGAGCAAATTAATTGACGCAGTCAAAAAAGGCGTTGGCTCAACTCAAAATAACAAAGAAACTAAAATAACTATTAATGCACCAAAGACTACTACGGCAAACGGTTCTAGCAAGTCAACAAGTAATAAGGCTTTAATGGGAATTGACGAAATAAACAAATTAGGTGATAACACCAAAGAAGTGACAAATAATACAAATAAGTTATCCAAAGCAATTAAAAAGGTCGGTACTACGGCAAAGAAAGTTATAAATGAAAGTAAAAAGGCGTTAATGGGATTCGACGAATTAAATATACTCAACATCGACGAAGAAACTAACGGATTAGATAACTTAGATAATGCTTTAGATAAAATCAAAGACCCGTTAGGTGGTTTAGATAAAATCAAAGACCCAACAAGTAAGCTAGATAAAATCAAAGACCCAATAAAAGGGTTAGACAACGCATTAAGTAAGATTAAAGACCCAACAAGTGGACTAAAAGGTATAACCGACTCAATACCAAAAGCCAGTTCATCTATTGGGGATTTATCCAAAGGTGTAAATGGACTTGGGGACAGTCTAAAAGGCTTAGATTCCGACGCTTTAAAAGGTTTAGGTACAGACAGCTTGGCAGGACTTGACGCAGGTTTAGAAACGGCTACACAGGACACAGGAGCATTAAATGGAGAACTAGACCAAACAAGTGGACGACTTGACACGTTGAACACTAAAGCAGGTCAACTCCAACAAGTGTTTAAACAAGGTTTTGAGCTAGGATTAGGGGAAGTTAATTTTGAAGACATTATAAATCATGCAAAGGGAATAATGGCGTCATTACAAATAATATTAACCGACCCAAAACTAACAAAAGCCGTAGACAACTTTTGGAACAGCTTAGTATTTAATGTTGGTCAAATATTAGGTTCGTTGGCTAGTGTAGGACTAACAGCAGTCGAGTTGTTATTGGGTGGTATTGATTTATATTTAGCCAAAAACAAAGGCTTTATAGTGGACTTTTTCACGTCAGAGTTTGACGCACTTAGTGATATAATGGATATAATAGGCGACACTTTCCGAGATGTTGCAGATATATTCACCGTATTCAGAAGTGACGAGGCTAAAAGTATATTAGCAGGATTTATTGAGATATTCGCCAATTCGTTCATGGGTATACTTGAATTAGCAACAAAACTTGGACGTGACTTATTGGAGAATATAACAAAGCCAATAAGAGAGAACAAAGACAAGATAAAAGATACATTACAGGGACTACTTGGCGTAATAGAGCCAATAGTAACAGGTATTGCCGATTTTGTTACCAACTCAATGATTAAAATTAACGAAATGTACGACGAGCATATAAAACCACTTATCGACACTATAGGCGACACTTTAAGCTATTTATTCGGCTTAATCTTAGATAATATCAATACTTATGTAATGCCGATATTACAAGACGTAGGAGCAGAAATAAAACGTGTATTTGAAGAATATATTTCTCCAGTTATGGAGCAAGTTATTGACATTATAGGTCAAGTTGCCGACATATTAGGTATCTTGATTGAATACGGCTTTAAGCCAATGGGAGAATTTATAATAAATACTCTAGTACCCGTATTAGGTGTAGCACTAGCAGGAGCATTTATAATAGTTGTAGAGGCGTTAAAAATCTTATTTGAGGTATTAAAAAACCTATTGAAAATACTACAAGGTGTGCTAGATTTTATTATAGGAGCTTTTTCAAACGATTGGGACAGAGCTTGGAAAGGTTTAGGAACAGTTGTCGAAGGTGTATTCGGCACAATAGACGCCCTAACTGGTGGTATGTTAACCAAAATTAAAAACTTTGCTTTACAAATTGGGGATTGGTTCGGCAAGGCGTACGAATTCATGAAGAACGCATTTAAAGGAGCAGGTGATTGGGCGACTAAAACAGGTAAAGACATTGAAAACGGCTTTAAATCTTGTATGAAAGGTGTCGGCGAATGGTTCGGCAAACAATGGGAAGGAATTAAAGGCGTATTCAAAGGAGCAGGTGATTGGTTCGGTAAACAATTCGGTAATGCTAGAGAAACCATTATCAACCAATTTAAGGGACTACCCGAATGGTTAAATAATATGTGGAGAAACACAACAAATTCGTTAGTCAGCATAGGGGGTAAATTCGGTAATATGATTAGTGGAGCAATAAAGAGTGCAGTTAACTATGTATTAGCTTTATGCGAAAACAAGATAAACAGCTTTATCAGTTTGTTTAATGGTATTATAAAATACGTCAATAAGTTGCCAGGCGTAAATGTTGGCAGTATGCAAAAGGTAAGTATACCGAGATTCGCAAACGGTGGATATGTTAAAGCAAATACACCACAGTTGGCTATAGTAGGGGATAATAAACGAGAAGGTGAAATTATAGCACCCGAAAGCAAGATTACCGAGGCAGTCAATACTGGTGTATCATTGGCACTTGAAAAAGTTGTTAATATGTTACAACAAACACAAGGAGCACAACAAACAGGTGATATAGTGATACCTGTAAGCATAGGACAAGAACATATTGACACAATAATTGTAAATTCACAAAGACGACAAAATTTACGAAGTGGAGGACGTGTATAAAATGGCAGACGCAGATAATGTGCTATACGTTAACGGCTTAAACGTCAGCAATAACCTAACAAAATATAACGTCAACTATTCCGACATAGATTCCAACAATTCGGGAAGGTCGGAAAGTGGTGTTATGTTTAGGGACAGGGTAAGGTCAAACGTAGCAAAAATTGAATTAGGTTGGCAGATGTTAACCGATAACGATTTAGAAACTATACTAAACGAAATAAAAACATCTAGTTTTGACGTCGAATATTACTTTGGAGATACCGTCGAGGCTACAATGTATGCAGGTGACAGACAACTAGAGAAAGTACTAGGTGACAGGTGGAATTTAAGTGTTAATTTTATAGAATTTTAGAGGTGAAAAAGATGTATACAGTAAGCAGTTTATACAAGACAAAAATTGCCGAAAATGACAGAACATCTAAAATAATTGGTACGTTAACACTCAAGAATGGAAAATCTTATAACTTGGACGAGGGTGACTTTAAACTGTCGTCCATAGTTATAAATAATCAATGTGTGGATAACGACGAGATTAATTTAGGTTCAGTTTATAGTTCGCAGTTACAATGTGAAATGCTAACAAGTATTGATAGATTTAAGTTATACAATGCCGTAATAGAATTGAAATTCGGCTTATTAACAGATTATATAAGGAATAAGTGGGAATATGTGCCTTTGGGCAAGTTCACCATTACAGAGGCTACAAAGAGTTATAATGTTACCAAAATAACGGCACTAGATAGAATGATTAGGTTCGAGAAAAAATTACCTAAAAAGTTTAAATTTTACGGGTCAGTATATGGTTTATTAGTTAATATGTGTAAGGCTTGTAAAATGGAGCTAGGTCAACCAAAAACAGACATAGAAAAATTAACAAATGGTAACGTACAAAATGTTTATATTAACTATAATCATAAGTCTATGACATACCGAGATTTAGTAAGTCATACAGCACAATTTTTATGTGGATTCGCAACAATAGACCGACACGGTAAACTTGTTATAAAGCAGTTCAGCGAGTTTTCTATTGACACAATAAGTGATAAATTACGAAGTAGTGTCGACGTGTCAGACAGAGAATTACAGTATCAACAGTTAACTTGTACGTCAAAAGGTGAGGAATGGGTATACAACGAAACTCTTGCCGAAAATGACGAAGTGCTAACAATAGATTTAGGCGAAAACGATTTATTACAATTCGGTACTCTAGCAGAGAGAAGAGCACGTTTTAAGGCTATAGGCGACAAAATAACGATGTTGAAATATGTTCCTTGTGACTTGGATTATGTGGGTAATCCTGCGTTAGATTTAGGGGACAGACTTGAATTATTAGGTGGTCAGTTAAACGACAATAGAGTGTATACGGTAATAACCAATTCCAGTTGGTCATTCAGAAACAAACAAAAGATAACTGGAGCAGGTAAGTCGTTAGTGGGTACAACATTAACGAAAGCAGACAAGACGGCTAACGAGTACGGAATGGGCTCAAACACCACGAGCAATTTTTTAGTATGTGAGAACAAAGAAACATATACGATAACAAATTCAGAGAAGGTATTACATGAAATTAGATTTTCAGCAGACGAGCCTTGCATTGTGTTAATGCGTACGATAGTTTGTGTTAACTCAAGTGTAGAGTGTAACATCACTTTTGGATATGACATTAACGGAACGACGATAACTGACTTTATACCAACTCAAAAAATTCAAATTGGAAATAATATAATTAATTTACTTTACCCAATAGAAAAAGAAAACATAAAAGACGAAGGAAAAACAAATGTTGTAAAACTATCAATTAAATCAGATAGTGCTACAAGTATAAGTATATTGCCACGTTACAGCAAAACTATTCTTAATGGTAACGCTATAATCGAAGATGAGAGTCCAGAGTGGGAAGAACCCGATTATGGGCAAATCGACCCGTTCGAGCCGAGCGACGACCAGTATTTTAACCCAGACTTGCCAGACTACGATTTTGATTATCCCGTTTGCCCGTTCGACCCAGAGTATGAAAGTTGCCCAGAGAATTGGGACGACCCAGAGTGTCCATTTAGACCTGGAGAATTACCAGGTGGAGGTTTTCCAAATCCCGAAGATTGTCCATATTACAAAGGTGGAGGAGGTGGAGATAATCCAGGAGACGACAAGAAATACGACCCGAACGCATACGATAATGGTACAACTATAAACATCGACTTTACGGATTGGCAAAGCGACGGTTATACTTTCCTAAACGGTGGTACGATATGGGTTGCTACTACTCAAATTGTAGGTGATTTTGCAGTCGACCATGCAACTATGGATATAGGTAGAAATTCAGTTATCCCAGTAAACGAATGGGACAAAATTGAATTCCCAGTCGACATTGAAGGATTTAATGGTGTAGGTGACATATTATGGCAACCTTCGACAGGTTCTTCTATGGGATTCACTATGATTGTTGAATTTACTATACATCGAGCACACAACGGCAAAACAGAAAGAGCGTGGGCTCCTCTACAATGTTTATTCGACGGTAATCCATACGAGGCAGATTTTGACAAAATGACTGACGAGTGGCAAGACCATATGGATTATGCTTTATATATTAATCCACGTTTCAATACAGCAAAAGTTAGGGAAAGGTTCTCACCACTTAAAGGAAGTGAGGCAAACACAACTTGGATAGTACCAAAATACGGCGTGGACTATGATGATACAGTATTAAAACGATTCCCTCAATTAAGAGGTGGATTGCTTGAAGGTGATACATACGAGTGTCACGGTATTAAATATTTTGTAATTCAAAACGTGAATAAGACTTGGAGAGAAAATAATATGGACTTTTATCCCGAATTAGAAAAATATACCGAAAGATTTAGTGTAACAAAATATACTTATAAAAAATAAGTTATTTGTAGTAAGAGGTGATAAAAAATGTTATTAGACGAACGTATTTATTCCGTATTAGTTGTTCTAGGTGGAGCAGTCGGATATGCGATAGGAGGCTTTACTGTGGCAACGAAAACGTTATTAATATTAATGGGTGTTGATGTAATTAGTCAATTAATAGTTGCAGGAGTGTTCCATAATAGCCCAAAATCAGAAAATGGGGGCTTACAGTCACACTCTTGTTGGAAAGGGATATGCAAAAAATTAATGACTATATTTTGCATTGTAGTAGCCCAACAACTAGAATACACAACAGGAATACCAGCAGTTAAAGATTTAACTGTAACAGGGTTCATTATTTCCGAGGCTATTTCAATATTAGAAAATGCAGGGGAAATGGGTATTAAGTTACCCAAAAAATTACGTGATTGTATCGACGTATTAAGAGACAAGGAGGAAAGCAAATAATGGCTTTAACAAATCATGGTTTAGTAGCATATTGTAAAGAGTGTTTAGCACAAGGAGATAGAAATGTATATGTTTACGGTTCGATAGGTCAAAAATTATCATTAGCATTAATTAACGATAGGGCGAAAGCCTATCCAAAAATGAACACAAGTGCTAGAGTAAGATTATTCAAAAACATATTAAATACAGGAAAAACGACTTATGCCTACGATTGTGTTGGTTTAATAAAATCATACCTTTGGGGTGGTTATGGAAGGGTTAAATACAACAGTAGACAAGACGTGTCGGCGAATGGAATGTACGAAGTAGCCAAAAAGAGAGGTAATATAAGAACATTACCCGAAGTTCCAGGTGTATTGGTTCAAATGAACGGTCATATAGGCGTTTATATTGGTAATGGTTACGTTATAGAGTGTACTCCTAATAAGGCGTTTGCTAAACAGTCACACGGAGCAGGAGGCGTTTGTAAAACTAAATTATCAGCTAGAAAGTGGGAGCATTGGTGTTATTGCCCGTGGATAACTTATACATCAAAAATAGATACCTCTAAAGAGTATGACAACGCTATCGAGTTCGTACCATACAAAGCAGAAGTTACTGCGAACTTATTAAACTGTAGAAGTGGAGCAGGAACTCAACATTCAATTAAAAAAGTGTTAAAACAAGGCGAAAAGGTGATTATAACGAATGAAAGCGACGGGTGGGGCAGAATAGCCGACGGTTGGATAAGTTTAAAATACATTAAAAAATTATCTAGTTACAAAGTCAAAATTACAGCAGACGTGTTAAATTGTAGAAACGGAGCAGGGACTAAATACAATGTAACAAGTAGGTATTTAAAAAATGACGAAGTCCATATACTAGACGAAAAAGACGGGTGGGGGCAAACGTCACGTGGTTGGATAAGTTTAAAGTATACTAAAAAAATATAATTGTAAAATAACCAAAGTTATGTTAAAATAGGTCAAACGGTTCATATATAATATAAATGCCATATTTATTTTTTATGGGATAAACTTTCTTCAAAGAACATATTACTAAAAATAAATACCAAAAAAAAAAGATGCAAAAAAGTCGGCGTGAGCGTCGGCTTTTTTATTGTTAAATTATTGTAACATAACGTACCACGTATGATACTTTTGTTAAAAGTACGTTAAATAACGGGACATCTTGTATATCTTTGACACATCTTGGACACCTTAGAAGTGAGATTTACCAATAGAAGTACAAGATGTACAAGATGTACAAGATGATTTTCACCTTTAAGAGATAAGAGGTTAAAACTTTTAATTATTTGTTTATTTGTTTAAAAAAGAAAAAGTTCTATATAAATATTTCTAATATAGTAATATATCTTTGACATCTTTGACACCGACACTTTTCACCCACTTTTACCCGTTGCAATTACTGGCTTTCAAGGGTGTCAAAGATGTGTCCAAGATGTGGCACAGATGTACAAGATGTACGAGGTAAATCTCACAAAAAATATTGAGTATTGTAGAAATCAACCGTAAATGTAAAATGCGATTGACTTATTGTAACATAGAAGTTACAATATTGTTTAGTGAGGTGGTAAGAAATGCTTGATATAAGAGAATTACGTTTCAAACATGACAGAATGACACAAGAACAACTTTCAAAACAGACAGGTATATCACGTCAGACTATTGTTAGATTAGAAAAGGGACAAGTTCCGTCAGTAGATACGGCAAAAAAATTAACCAAAGCCTTTACGAGTGTAAAGTGGTTTGAATTTTTAGCATAGATAAAAATAAAAAGAAAAAAGGAGAAATATTTATATGGAACGAAAAACAGTTAGCGTTAGTATTAAATGGAAAGACTTATTCCACGGTTTAATGGAAGAAACAAACGATTTTATTTTAACTGCGAAAGTTACTGATATTGGGTCAGATTATCGTTACGTTGGAGACAGAGCAAGAACAACGATTAATCTTGACGGTGGGGACAAGGAAATACAAGAAAACTATATGTACAAAATGTATAGATGTGAACACACACCAATTAGAACGAGACGATTTTTAGTACAGTTTGTAAATATACCTTATTCAATAGCTATGCACTTAGTACGACATACACAGGGGGTTATTCCTTTTGTGTCAACAGGTCGTGACGACAGAATAGAAATAACAGAGTCAACAATACGTGACAGGGACAACATTCCAGTCAGACTTGACATGGAGTGTAACGCTCAAGCGTTGATAAACATAAGTAGGAAAAGATTATGTACACAGGCTCACGTGAATACACGTAAGAGTTGGAAGTTAATAAAGGATTTAGTAATGGAACTAGATATGCCTCTAGGAGCAAACATGGTTGCAGATTGTGTTTATCGTGGGCAATGTTTTGAATATAAACCTTGTGGATTCGATGAAACAGAAGGATTTAAAAATTTAAGAAAAGCATATAATGTAAATGATTTTAATTCATGGAAAGAATTGACACAAACAGAAGAGATATAAAAAATTAAGAATTGGACATAATAATATTAATCCTATTAAATTTAATTTAACGGTTGTGAAGTTCAGTTATCATAATTATCCATTGTATTAAATTTTTCATAGTTAATTTTTCATTATTAAGATTATAAGTAAATATGTTTCCAAAAAAGTCGGCTTAAAACGTCGGCTTTTTTGTTGTTAGAAAACATAGGAAATATTTTCTTATAAAAAATTGTAATAAACACTTTACATTTTGTAAAGTATATAATACAATAGAACCAGTTAAACAAATAAATAAGTAATTAAAAGGGTGATGACATGGGAAAGAAAACGTTATATTTACACCAATTAAAGGCGTTAGAGCAGACAGAAGGGCTCAACAAAGTAGCATATTATATGGATATGGGACTAGGTAAAACTATAACGGGTATCGAAAAAATGAAGTCACTAGACAACAAAACTAATTTAATAATTTGTCAAAAATCCATGATTGGAATGTGGACAGATGAAGTTTTACAGCAATGGGATAACGTAGTAGTTTATAATTTATCGAAAAAACGTGAGTATGAATTATATTTCAATGACACCGACAACATCAAAGTCGGGGTTATAAATTACGACTTAGTACATAGAAGAAAAGAATTGACTACGTTAGACCAGTTCACGTTACTATTAGACGAAAGTAGTATGATACAAAATGACAACACAAAAAGAACACGAGCAATTATGAAATTAAAATATGAGAATTTAATCCTATTGAGTGGGACGCCTGTAAATGGAGCATACGAGAAACTATATTCTCAAATACGTATGTTAGGTTGGAACATAACCAAAACAAAGTATTGGGAAGATTTTATTGACTACGTTATGTTACCAGTTGGATTATTTAGCATTAAAAAAGTCCGAGGTTACCACAACATTGGAAAATTAAAACGAAAATTAAGAGAATTGGGTTGTGTGTTCATGAAGTCAGAAGATGTATATTTATTGCCCGAGCAGATAGAAACGAATGTAAAAATACCTAATATATCACACTATAAGACAATGCTAAAAGATGACTATGTAAATATTAAGGGGACTGAATTAATTGGGAGTACATCAGTTACCAAGTTGTTACGTTTACGCCAATTATGTGGTATATACAACGACCATAAGACAAATGCGTTATTAGATTTATTAGAAGGCACAGAGGATAGAGTTATTGTATTCTATAATTTTACGTCAGAGCTAGGGGTATTACTGGAGGCAGTAAAGAAACTAGAACGTCCAGTATGCGTGTTTAACGGCGATAATAAGGATTTAAAGCCGTTCTATACGAATGATAGATGTATTTTATTCGCACAGTACCAGGCAGGGGCTAGAGGGCTAAATTTACAGGATTCCAATAAAATAATTTACTATACCTTACCATTATCTAGTGAACTATACGAACAAAGTAAAAAACGTACTCACAGATTGGGGCAAAAACGTCGTTGTTTTTACTATAATTTATTAGTTGAGAACAGCATTGAAAACGAAATATATAAGAGTCTACAAGAAAAAAAGGACTATACCGACGAATTATTTAGGCAACATTATTGTAAGGAGTGACAGAGCAAGTGGGAGCAGAAAAGAATTTTGAAAACAGAGTCAAAAGAATACTTGAGACGTACAAAATATACCCACTAGGAGGCGAATATAAGTCTGACATAGAAGGGTATTATGAAAAACGTTGGGGTGGAGGCTATTTCACCAAAAAGGGGTTACCCGACTTACATATAACTTATCGAGGGGTATCAATCGAAGTGGAGTTAAAATCAGACGTCGGGAAACCGTCAGAGCTACAAAAAAGGACATTAGAGCAGATTAATCGAGCAGAGTGTGGAACAGGGTTATTAATACGCCCTGCGAACTTATACGAATTAATTACGACATTGGAGAAAATCAAACAGACGTCAAACAGTCTAAAATATATGAAAAAGGGTGAGTAAACAATGGAAAATAATATTTACGGTAGAATATACCAATTACGTCAAGATTATAGCGAGTTAATGGACTATTTATATAACGGTCACTTTGAATATGATATGGAAGGTGACAATAAAGAGTGTATTGCTCAAATATGTAAAAAGGGCTTTGATTTAGATTTTAAGGACGTTGCAGACGACTTTTGTAAAATCATAAGGGAAATGGATTTAGACGCCGATAAACGTATATCAGAGGGCAAGAGATTAATCGAGAGTGGTCAAGAAATGCTTAGTCGTGCAAATGGACTAAAAGAGTATCTAAAAGATAGCATGATAATGACTGACAATACAAAAATCAAAACAGATTTATTCACGTTGTCAGTTTGCAAAAACGGGGGTAAAACTCCAATAGATATCGACGACGAGAACGTACCACAAGAGTATAAACAAGAAGTGGTGACATACAAAGTCGATTCTAATAAAATCCGAGAACAGTTGGACGAAGGACAAACATTACCGTTCGCAAGATTCAGAGAACGTGGTACACACTTGAGAATTAAATAAGAGGTGAGAGCATGGAAATAGTTGATAGATTATATAAGCACTTTAAAGGGCGTTTATATTACGTCCATAACATAGCAGAACATTCTGAAACGGGTGAGGTATTCGTGGTATATCAAGCTATGTACCCACCTTATAAAGTGTACGTGAGACCGTACAAAATGTTCACGGGCGATATAGACCCGAACAGACCCGACAATATAACAGGTCAGAGCAAAAGGTTTGAACAAATAATATATTAAAGGAGTGATATTATGCCACCGTGGAAAACATTCGACGAACATTATAATTCAATATTAGACAACATGAGAGAAACTTTTGAGAAAAAGAACCATGATTACGGGGACAGCACTCAAAAGCTATACGAACAATTCAAAGAGAGCTATTTTATAAGAATAGCCGACAAATTCAATCGTATTAATACGCTATTAACAAACAACGACGACCCAAAAGTTGATGAAAAACTAGAGGACACTATTTTGGACTTAGCCAATTATTGTGTGCTATGGTTAGCGAATAAAAATTACGTGGACGAACGTGAAAACTATGGTAAACCAAAAGAAAATCTTAGTATGAGATTTAAACCAACAGAAGATAATGTAGACGCTCACGATAAACACGTAAGTATATACGAATTTGATTCTATTGTGGACTTAATTCAATTTGTCGACGACTTAACAGAAAAACTTGACTAACCAGGGGAATATGAGGAATACATAATTTTAATAAGAGGTGATTAATTATGTATGACTTTTATGTAGACGGTCAATTAAGAGTGTCAGTTTGTAGGAGAGAAGATTTTTATTACTGGAAAAACGCATTACCTAATGCCGTTATTAAAAAGTTCGGTGTCGTGGTGACAGAGTTTGCCCAACGTTAGAACTAAAATTACGAGCGAGTGGACTTTATATTTTGACAACAAAGAGCATATGAAGTACACCAATTATTTTGAGGTCATGGACGAGTTTTTTAGGCTCAAACATGAATATCCGAGTGCAGAGTTAAGAGTTGAGAAACGAGAAATACGCCGACAAATATGGTGTAATAACGGGAGGGACTTAGAACAATGATAATATATCAAGTAGTATCAAACGGCGACATAGTGCTTGAAACACGTAGCCAGGACAGAGCGTTACAAAAGATTAAGATATTAATAGACGAAGGTAAAAACGCTGAATTGAAATGGTATTTTGTATAAGAAAGGACAAGTAATATGAAGGAACTTATTAAAGAGATAGTTTTGAAAATTCAAATATGGCTAGATGAACGTGAATATAATAAAGAGTTTAGGAGAGTGAATTAGCATGACAGTATGGCGAGTTATGATTGGATTCACTTGTTATTCTAATTATTACGACTTTGACGAGGCACTTTGGAATTATGACGTTTTAGCATACGACCACAAAAGAGTCGAGTTATGGGAAGGCGACACGTTACTTTGTAAAAATTATTAAAGTACTGGAGTTGGGTAATACCAACTCTTTTACTATGTTTAGAAAAAATTTTAAAAAAAGTTTTGTAAAACGTGCATAACATTTTGTAACACGGGTCATACTATTTGTAACATAAATAAATTATCAGACGATTTAAAACTGAAAGGGAGTGCTAAAGAATGAAATACTTAGAACAAATAAAAACAGAAATATATAAAAATACAATGGTAGTAAACGGATATTACGTACATTCAGTAGAGGTGTGGGACTATCACACAGACAAACAATGGTACGAATTAAGAGAACTATATGTTAAAACTTTAGGAATGTATATGAAAGTTGATACAAGACAATTTTGGAGCAGAATATTTCAACCTAACGATTCCAACTTTACTGGAATTAGATTAACAAAAATAGAATTTGAAAATATATTACATATGTATAACGACGACGAGTACGATAAATCAATGGCAAGAATGTTAGAAAATGATAAATAGGAGAGTGGAAAACATGAAATATTATGATAGCAGTTATTATGCAAATGAAGTTGAAACACAAAGTTTGGAAGTATGGTCATATGACGAAAAATATAAAACTTGGGATTTAGAGCAACTATACTTTGAAATAGACGGCGAATACGTCGAACAAGACATTGACGAATACTTTGGAATGTTACTTTATCCCGACGACGAATGTTTTGTCGGGCTAGAGATAACAGCCGAAGAATTTAATAAATTAATAAATTAATAGGAGGATTTAAAAATGAATGAATTTGAATGTGGTGTAACAGAATACGTGTTACTTGGTAAGGGTTACTTAATGGGAATAGGTGGTGTAGATACCACTATATACTGTACAAACGTACCAGTCTACGTGGACGTGGACGAAATACAGGCACTCACTAGATTGGCAATGGATAGAGGTCATTTTGAATTTAAAGTGTCTAACATAATAACAGAGCCAGTCATGGTGGACGATATAGACGTAGAACAAAGCATATTTGATTTACGTCATACAGTAGACAAGGAAAGTGTGGACTTTACATTAAGATTTAAAAGTGTGACAGAGTTTACATTTACAGAGGGATATCAAGAGCCGTAGAGGGTCAAATAATCATTGGTAACAATTAACATCAATATAAAGGGTTTACAACAAAATGTAACTATGATATAACAATATGTAACATCATAGTTACATTTTAAAACAACGGAGGTGTCAGACGATGAGTACAACAGGGATTTTACTGGGTTGCAGTTTAGTATTATTGTTTTTACAATCTTTAGACGATATAAAATAACGAGGTGGTAACGATGTTAGAATATACAATAGCAATATCAATTTATTTAGCTTTATGTAATTCAATGTTAGGATAGGAGGGCTAGACAATGGGTGACTTTTTATTATATATGACTATATTAATAGCAGTATACATTTTAATTGGAGCAATAGTATTAAGATAATAGGAAAGGGTGACAATAATATGAGTTGTGTATGGGCAGATATGCCTTTCTTAGCAAGTGTTATTGTGGGGATAGTATTAGGAATGGTAATTAGTTTATATATTAATCACAAATAAAGGAGAATTAGAACAATGAGATTCGATAACTGTAATACGATAGTTTTTAGAAAAGTGGAAGAATTAGCAGAAACAATAAAAAGATTAGTATTAAGATACAACAACATCGACGAGAGTTCACCATTGTTAACTTGGGGAGAGTTCTCACGTGAAATATTAGGAATATTCAAAAATAACGAAATATGTATTAATTTATTACCGAAGATACACAAAGAAGAAACAGAAAAATATTATATGTTATTACCAATAGACCTTTTTAGAAATGGTTATGAAATGGTTGACTGCGACGGTTACGTTAGTAATGACATACCATTCAAAAAACGTCATATACTTGGAGAAGGTACAGAGGACAAAACATTAATTTTTAAATTATGGGCAACGCCAGTTGACTTTGACGATAGTTACCAGGGTAAAATGGTTGAAGAACGTAAGGGTGTTTATAAAATTGAGTACCCACACGAAATACAAATCAATTTTGATATTAGATTAAGTTCTACAGATGACAGAATAACAAAATTCAGTCAACTATATTTCTACGTTACAGATGTAACAATAGAGGTGTTGAAATAGATAAAATATTAAAAAAGGAAGGTATTAAACTATGAGTAAAAAACAATTTTTCATACTATTTTTAGGAATGATAGTATTTTTAATACTATCAACTTATGTAACAGTATGGGCAGTAACATCAGAAAATCCACTAGATAGAGTGACAGGAGTGTTCGGCACAGTCGATAACACTTATGACAACAGTAAAGACTTGAGGGAAAAAGTTGACAAATTAGAACAAACATTATATAAAATGGAAGATGATGTAAAACAAACAAAAGAGGACGTGACACAGATATTATCAAATACAGTTGCTCACAGAAACATCACAGAACAAATATATAAGTTCATGAACAGCGTTTATAACGACGTTACAAAATTAATTAGTAGTGGACTTATGGGAGACTAACAGAAAAGGAGAAATAGTAATATGGCAATAACTACAATGGTTTTAGGACAAAGTGGTACTGGAAAAACAACAAGTATAAGAAACTTTACTAGCGACGAGGTAACATTAATCAAAGTTATCAATAAGCCGTTGCCGTTCAAATTGAATGGTAATGAAGGTCAAAATGTATTATGTACAGATAATTATAACGACATTAAAAAAGCCGTCAGACAGGCGAAAACAGACGTAATAATTATTGATGACGCTCAATACTTAATGAGTAATGAATTTATGAACCGAGCTATGGAAAGGGGCTACGATAAGTTTACAGAGATTGCAGTCCACTTTTGGGAGTTAATCCAACTATGCAATAACAAAGATGATAAGACTAGAGTGTATTTCTTAATGCACAACGAGATAGACCAATACGGCAATGAGAAAGTCAAAACAATAGGCAAATTACTAGACGAAAAAATAACACTAGAGGGATTAGTCACAATAGTATTAAAAACTGTAGTCGATAAACAAGGTTATCATTTTGCCACTCAAAATAACGGACAAGATACCGTTAAAACGCCGATAGATATGTTCAAGGAAGAATTAATCGACAACGATTTAAAACACGTTGACAAGGTAATACAAGAGTATTACGGGTTATGCTCAAATAAACATAACTGTATACCATTATAATAAACAAATAAACAAATAAACAAATAATTAAAACGAAAGAGGTACAAAAAAGATGACAGATTTTTCAAAATTCGATAGCTTATTCAATACAGAGGAATTAAAGACAGAAATGGAGAGTTTACCCGACTTTGACGAGTTAGGGGACGGTAAATACATCGTAAAATTAGACGACGCCGAATTAAAGGAAAGTAGCAACGGAAATCCAATGGTAACAACAACTTTTGAAGTGTCAGAGGGTGAACACAAAGGTAGAAAAATATTCTATAATCAAGTAATAACAAAAGCATTTCAAATAAAACTACTTAATAAGTTTTTACAAAGCATGGTTGACGATGATGATGTAGAGAAACGTATTGTATTTGAAAGTTACAGCCAATATGCAGAAATGCTGACAAATCTAGTAAATATAATCAACATGAATAAATACACTTATGAATTACAAATAAAAACTAACAACAAGGGTTATAAGAACTATACTATATTTGACATATTCTAAAAAAGCAAAATTAAATTAGGAGTAGGCTCAAATATTGAGTCTACTTTTTTATGACACAGGAGGGTAAAAAATGTTAAAGTATGCAGATTTAACTCAAGGGATAGGAGCGTTTGAAAGAACGTTTAAGAATTTAGACACACCATTTACAACTATGTTACGTTTGACAAGTGAAAAGACATCAATTAACGAGTGTTACGAGCGACTTAATCCCGCGCCAAAATTCGAGATATATCCGAGAACAAAGAACTGGGAGAAAATATTAGACGATACAAAACTCAAGAACCTGGACATTGTGGGTGTCACGTTTGATATTGGCAAAGAGTATTTACTTGATTCAGAGATAATCAAAAAGGTTGAGATAGCACTAAAGTTAAATCCAAAATGTATCATATTCGATATGAATAAATCATTCTTAGGAACGAAACACCGTAAAGAATTTAATGCAATATACAACGAATTAGAGATAGCAGGTTATAAATCATTCTATCGTCAAATAAACGCCTACAGGTTAGCGTCACCACAGTACAGAGAACGTAGTTACTTGGTATCTTTTAGAAATGATGTTGCCGAGAACCGTAAATTTAGATTCCCGAAAACATTCAATTCAGTTATGAAAATAAATGACATAGCACAAAATACAGTTGACGATAAATATTATTTAAGTGAGCAGGAGCAACAAAAAATAATTGATGAAATGAATGAGGTCGAGAAATTTAGTTGTTGTTATCCACAGTTACACCTGGAGAAGTTAGTAGTGGGCAATAACAATAGAAAAAACAGACGTGTTGCGAGTTCGGTTGCAGGACGTGTTTATTCAGTGCAGGGTTTAGTGGGTAGCGTAGAGTGGAAACATTCCATTAACAGCGTACCAAAAATCGTGAAATTGAACGGAGACATTCCAGGACGCCGTGACGTCGTTTTAGAAGAGGTGTTGCATGGTAATTATAGCAACTATGACAGCAAACAGATTATACGCCGTTTGACGCCGTTAGAAGTATGGTTGCTAAATGGTTATTTACATGATGATTTTGAAAAATGCAGAGAAGAAATGACAGACATTGATTTATATAATAATGTTGGGTCAATTATGATATATCCATTAGATGAAATTATGATAAATGTGTTGGCGTTCCTGGAAGGGGTTGAAAATTAATGTTTGTGTTTTATGACTTTGAGGTATTTAAGTACGACTGGTTAGTTGTATTAATCGAAATGCCGAGTCACACCATAACAAAAATACACAACGATTCAAAAACCTTTTCAGAATATTGCGAGAAACACAATAAAGATATATGGGTCGGATATAATAACACGCATTACGACGTGTTCATCAAAAAAGCAATATTACTTGGTATCAACCCAAAAGAAGTCAACGACCGTATAATAGGTGGTGAGAAGGGTTGGCAGATATCAAGAGCGTTTAACAATGTATCTACTATCGAATACGACGCAATGTTACCAATGCGAGGGTTGAAACAACTTGAAGGATATCAAGGTAAAAACATATTTGAGACGAACGTTCCATTCGATATCACTAGACCGTTAACAGATGACGAATTAAATATGACGTTCGAGTATTGTTATAATGACGTAGTAGAAACAATTAACGTATTCATGAACAACAAGACCGAATTTGACGCCCACGTTAGCCTTATAAAAACGTTTAAATTACCTATGAATAACTTAGCCAAAACCAAAGCTCAACTATCAGCGTTAATTCTAGGGTGTAGCCGTATGGAATTTAATGACGAATGGGATATACAAATTGTAGACACGTTGAGGTTAAAAAAATATGACTATGTTCGTGAGTGGTTTTTAAATAACAGAGGTGACTATGGTAATAAGTTAACGACAGAAATAAACGGTATTCCACACGTATTCGGTTGGGGTGGAATACACGGAGCTATAAAACAATATCACAGTAAAGGTTTATTATTACACGTTGACGTTAACAGTTATTATCCGTCGTTGATGATTGAATACGACTTTCTAACTAGAACGGTACGAAATAAAGAAAAATTCAAAAATATACGTGACACGAGAATTGAATACAAAAAAACCAAAGACCCACGTCAAGCACCATATAAAATCGTAATAAATTCAACGTACGGGATAAGTAAAGATAAGTATAATATAGCATATGACCCACGTCAAGCAAATAACGTGTGTGTAAACGGTCAGTTATTACTCTTAGACCTTATAGAACACGCCGAGAGCGTTCCAGGTTGCAAATTGATACAAAGTAACACCGACGGTTTAATTTACGAGCTAGAGGACGAGAGAGCGAAAAAAGACCTAATTGAAGTGTGTCATGAATGGGAAGAACGCACACGAATGGGTTTAGGGTATGACGATATTGACGAGATATGGCAAAAGGACGTCAATAATTATATATTCAGATTCTCAAACGGTAAGTTAGAACGTAAAGGTGGGTACGTTAAAGAGTTAACACCGTTCGATTATGATTTGCCTATAGTCAATATAGCATTAGTTGATTATATGACACAGGGCACAGCAGTCGAAACCACTATAAAAAACCATACGGAGTTAATTTGCTATCAGAAAATAGTGAAATTATCAAATAAATACGAGTACGTGGAGCATGGTAATAATAAATATTCCAATAAATCATACAGAGTGTTTGCAGTAACCACTAACGGGGATAATAAAATTTATAAATGTAAAACAGTCGGTGGATTAGTTCAAAAACATAAGTTCGCCAACACACCGAATGATTGTGTTATTATCAACGGTGACGTTACGAATATGACAGTAAATGACGTGAAAAATTTTGACACACAGTATTACATTGATGTAGCGAAAAAGCGTCTTAGCGAATTTGGAGTAATTTAAGAGGTGTAAAATGTTTAAAGGATATATCAAATTAAAAGGAAAACGAGCGACGACAAAGTATAAAGACGGTGATTTACTAACTTTAAACGAAGTCAAAGACGAAGATAGTTATGGTGGGGTATTGTCACCCGATACAATACTTATAGACGTTGATGACATGGACGATAGTGAGCGACTATTACACTTGGTCACAATGGAAAAGATTAATTGTTGTGTGATTAAGACAACAAGAGGGAAACATTTTTATTTTAAGAACAACAAACGAGTGACAAAATGCTTTACGAGTAAACAGTTGGCTATAGGTATTTTGGCAGATTGTAAAGTGGGTACAACGAATTGTTATTCCGTACTAAAGCATGACGGAGTCGACCGTGAAGTTATATATTTACAGCGTAATGAGAGAAACGAGTTCGACGAGTTACCAAAGTTTTTATTACCTATTGATGAATTTTATGACATCGTAGGACTGTATCAAGGCGACGGAAGAAACTCAAAATTATTCAGCTATATTTTGATATTGCAAAAATACCTTCTAAATGAGGATATAAAGGCAATGTTACCACTTATTAATAAATATATGTTCAACAACCCAATGGACGTGTCAGAAGTGGAAAAAATCATGCGAGACGACGCATTTAACAAAGTCAATACAGCACAGTTTTTTAAAGACAACAGTTTTTTATTCGCAAAGTTCTCCGTGTTCTTAGCGAAACAGTATAGAATGTTAAAGATTAATAGGGTATTGCATATATACGATAACGGGATATATGTTGCCGACCAAAAACTAATTGAGCGTAAGATGATTGAGATAATACCCACTCTCAACAGGGCAAAGCGTAAAGAGGTACTAGAGTACTTAGAGTTATTAATAGACGAAGAATACAGGGACATTGACAACAACATAAGATATATTGCATTTAACAATGGGATATATGACATCGTAGACCAGGAGCTAAAACCGTTTAATAATGATGTTGTTATCACGAACCGAATTCATTGGAATTACGAGCCGTTCGCATATAGCGACATCGTCGACGAAACTATGAATAAATTATCGTGTAACAACAAAAATATCCGTATGCTAATGGAAGAGTTAGCAGGATATTGCTTTTATAGACGTAATGAGTTAGGAAAAGCCTTCATACTTATTGGAGACAAATCAAATGGTAAGTCAACATTCTTAGACATGGTTAAAACCATGTTAGCAGAGGAAAATATATCGTCACTAGACTTAAAAGAGTTAGGCGAGAGATTCAAGACAGCAGAGCTTTTAAACAAGTTGGCGAATATAGGTGATGATATCGAAGGTGAATTTGTAACCAACACAGCCGTATTCAAAAAACTGGTTACAGGCGACAGGTTAAATGCAGAACGTAAGGGACAAGACCCGTTCGATTTTAACAGTTATGCAAAGTTAATATTTAGTGCGAATACTATCCCAAAAATGAAGGACAAGACTGGAGCAGTTCTTAGACGTTTGGTAATAATTCCATTCAATGCGACGTTCAGCAAGAGCAGTCGAGACTACGACCCGTATATTAAATATAAACTTAGGGAGCAGGAGGCAATGGAGTATTTTATCAAGATTGCTTTAAAAGGCTTACAAAGGGTATTGCTAAATAACGGCTTTACGACGTGCGAAGAGGTCGAGCGAGAGTTAGACGAGTATTCATACCAAGTAGACCCGATAAAAGGGTGGATAGACGAATTACGAGAGGATTCGGACAAGTATGTATATAATCAGTCAACCAAAGATGTATATAATAGCTATAATGAGTATTGTATAGCTAATGGATTAATGCAAATGAGCAACATTGAAGTCAGCAGACGCATATGTAAAGAGTTCGGAGTAACCACAGTTACCCGTAGGGTGAACGGGAAACGTACAAGGTTATTTGTTCGAGCAGGTCATTAATGACGAGTCAGCAGAGCAGGTCATTAGATACAGGTTGATGATAGACTAATAATATACAAGTAAAAATCAACATTGATGTAGTAAAGTTGGATAGAATAGGGTAAAATATAGATAGGGTAAATGAAATTTATTTTTTAAATTAAGTTACTTTATATCTTATAAAAATTGCTTGTATCATAAAAAATTTATTGACTGGAAAAAGTGTTTGATTTTTATGTAAAATTAGTTCATTTAGCACAAAATCTTTCTTATGATTTTTTAAACTAATAAACAAACAACTAAAGGAACAGAGAAGGGAAATATCTTGTGGGTGTGGTTATGGATTTAGCCACTAACCCACAAGATATTTTTTTTATGCACTTTTTTATATTAATCGTAGTGATTGATGATAAATTTTGGCGAGTGTGAGGTGAGTGTGAAATTTAGTACAGAAAAATTGGGAAATATGTATGAGGTGATGTATAAATAAATTGTTTGAAAATTTGGAGGGGTAAAATGGACGATTTTGGACGATTTTGGGGGTACATCTTTGACATCTTTGACAGATGTTTGACAGTTAGAACCGTTGGGGGAGAACGGAAGTACAAGATGTTCAAGATGTACAAGATGTTTTTTAGGTTTTAATAATAAGGGGGTATATATAAGTATAAATATAAAAAAAACGTAAAAAAAGGGTAAAATATTTCTAATATAGTAATATATCTTGTACATCTTTGACACCTGGGTTTTTTAGGGGTCTCAAACGCAGTAATTCCAACGGGTGTAGGGGTGTCAAAGATGTGTCAAAGATGTGTCCAAGATGTACAAGATATCTTTGACATCTTTGACGGCTAATTTTAGTAAATTATCCAAAAAATAGAAAATAGAGATTTTGTTTGAAATTTTTTAAAGTAATTGATTTTAGCTTGGTGTTTAGTGTAAAGTGTTAGGTAGATGATATAATATTTAGTAAAGGACGTGATAATATGGCGAATAAAAAACCGACAGAATTAACAGATTTACAAAGAAGATTTATTAACGAGTATTTGATTGATTTAAATGTTGCAAACGCATATAAAAGGGCTAGAGGGTTACCAAAGTCAAATAAAGCTACGGGTAGTTATATGTACCACCACCCGTTAGTTCAAGCAGAGTTAAAAAGAATAATGAAAGGCAGGGAAAGAATGTACGAGGTATCACAAGACAAAGTATTAAAAGAATTAATTAAAATAGCATTTACAGATAGGACGAGTTTGGCAAAGGTAGTCGAAGAGCCTAAACGTCGCCCGAACGGTGAGGTCATGAAGGACAAAGAGGGCAACGTAATTAAAGAGCAAAGGGTCAAGATGACAGTAACCGATATGTTAACAGAAGGTGAACGTGGAGCAATAGCAGGAATTAAACAAGGTAAGCATGGAATTGAAGTACAAACATACGACAAGATAAGAGCCTTAGAGTTATTAGGTAAACATCTAGGAATGTTTGACGACAGAATTAAAATAAGTGGTGACATCAAACAAAAAGTAAATGTATTGTCAGACATACTAGAGCAGTTGGAAGATAAATAAACATGAGCGTATTTCCTTTAAGCGACAAATACAAGGATTTTATGCGACATAAGGCGAGGGTTGAATTCCTGGAAGGGACGACGTTCGCAGGTAAAACAACAGTTGGTGTAGTCAAGTTCATGCTAAAGGTTGCCAAGTCACCAAAGAAATTACACGTTATGGCAGGTTTAGATTTAGGGACAATAGAAAAGAACATCATAGAAAAGGAAAATGGATTACAGGACGTATTCGGTGACTTAATCGAGTACAACAGCAAAGGGAAAGGTAATATAAATTTACCTCACCTTATTTACAAGACGCCCGAAGGGGACAAAATAATATATGTGCTAGGTTACGATAATGCGTCAAGGTGGAAAAAAATATTAGGTGGGCAGTATGGTTGCGTATACGTTGACGAGATAAACGTAGCCGATATTGATTTTATTCGAGAAATAATTATACGTTGTGATTATTTAATGGGCACACTTAATCCCGATAATCCCGATTTAGACGTTTATCACGAATTTATTAACCACGCACGACCTATTCCTCCATACGAACACGACGCACCTGCCGAATTACGCCGTATGTTGGACGGAGAGCCCAAAGACGACTGGACATGGTGGTATTTTTCATTCGAGCACAACAAAACGCTTACAGAGGCAAAGAAAAAGCAAATTGTTGAAAGTTTACCGAAGAACACAAAGATTCATAAAAACAAGATATTAGGATTGCGTGGACGTAACCACGGTTTAGTGTTTAGTACATTCGACGACCGTAAACACGTGTTAACAAAAGCAGAACTAATTGAGATGTTAGAGGACAACGAGGAAAAGATGACTTACTTTAGTAGTGGGTTAGACACAGCGTATTCTTCAAATTCAGATGACATTATCGCAATGGTGTTCATAGCTATCACAGACAAAGGTAAGTTACTAATACTAGACGAGCAAGTTTACAATAACAAAGACGGCTTACAAATAGCACCGTCAGATGTTGCTCAAAAGTATTGTCAATTCTTAGACAAGAACTGTAGTGAATGGGACGTTTTTCTAAAAGATGTATTCATTGATTCAGCAGACCAGGGAACTATTACAGAGTTGAAAAAGTACAAACGCAAACACGCTTGTATCTATAATTTTATAGACAGTTATAAGAAGGTCACTATTTACGACCGTATTGTGCTAGAGCGTGGTTGGTATCATGAAAATAGTATATTCATATTGGATAATTGTGAAGTCAACATAAAAGAGCGTAACGTGTACAGTTGGAACGAGAAAAAGGACAACACGCCCGAGGACGCCAACGACCACACTATAAATGCAAGTCAATACGCCTGGATTCCGTACCGTGACAAAATAGGAGTAAATCATAAAATAACTCAACAGAGAAAGGGTAAAAAGTAATGAGTAGAATAGGAGAATTTTTTATGCGAGTTAAAGAGATATTAACATTTCAAAAAGCAGACGACAGAGTATTTTATATTAAAGAAAATATGACTTATTCAGTAAACGCATTTAAAAACCGTGTGTGGTATAGAGGGAAGGCAACAGAGTTGCAACAACTTTATGAGCAAATGGAGAACAGGACGTTAAAGTTTTGGGGAACTCACTCAACTAAAGGACTTGAAATACGTAGAGCTCACACAGGAATACCACACGACATCGTAAATACGTTGGTTAATATCGTTATAGGCGACTTAAACGATATAGAAATAGACGACAACGAAGAGATAAACGAATTATGGAAGGACATCGCCGAGGACAATAATTTTAAGAATTTAGTGTCAAACGCAGTCAAAGATGTATTGGTTGTAGGCGACGGAGCATTTAAACTGTCATTAGATTCAGAATTAACAGATAAGCCGATAATTGAGTTCTTCGGGGGTGACAGAATTAACGTAGAATGGAAACGTGGACGTATAAACGCAATACAGTTCTACACACCATACGAGAAAAAAGGCGTTAAATACACGTTAGAGGAAAATTACAAACGTGGAGCAATAACATACAGGTTGTTAAAAGACGACAGAGAAGTCAGCTTATCAACACTTGAAGAAACAGCAGGACTACAAGACGTTATATTCAACGGAGCAGAGAACACTATATTTGCGTCATATTTTAGGGTGTTCGATAGTGCAGAGTTTACAGGACGTGGGAAGTCTATATTTGACGGGAAAGATGACAACTTTGACGGGCTTGATGAAATATGGTCACAATGGTTAGAGGCTATAAGAAAATATAGACCAAAGACATACATTCCCGAAAATCTTATACCAAGAGACCCGAACAATGGACAGTTATTACGTGTTAATTCATTCGATAACCAATTTATAACTATCGAAAGTGATTTAAGAGAAAACGCCCAAAATAAGGTTGTAACAGAGCAGGGCGACATAAGGGTAGATAATTACATGACATCGTTCACAAGTGCTTTAGAATTGTGTTTACAGGGTATAGTGTCACCTTGTACATTAGGAATTGACGTTAAAAAAATGGATAACGCAGAGGCACAAAGAGAAAAAGAAAAAACTACACTTTATACGAGAAACAAAATTATAGAGGCGTTAAGAAAAGTGTTAGAAGAATTTGTACAAAAGACACTAGACATAAACGCATTAAAAGACGGACACAGCACTCAAGATTGTGAGATTAACGTAAGTTTTGGAGAATATGCAACACCTTCATTCGACACAGTACTTGAAACGTTATCAAATCCTAACGCACCGTTAAGCATAGAGGCGAAAGTCGAAGAATTATGGGCAGACACAAAAGACGACGACTGGAAAGCAGAAGAAGTATTGAGACTAAAGGAGCAAATGGGTATTGTTTCAATGGATATACCGAGCCTTCAAGACGAAGTTAATGCGTATGAAGAACAAGAAGGCAACGAAGAAAATGGCGAAGAATAATCGTACAATGGTATTTGAAGAAACAGACGTCGACAAAGTGGTAGATTATTTAACGACAATAGAGAGCCGTCAACCAATATTAACGGTTTACGCAGTTGCGTTAGATAGTGATATAACTATCGTGAACATTACGGCAATAACGCCGTCAGATTTTAAGCACGTTGTAGAGTTTTACATTAACGAAGGCTTTACAGTATTCACGACAGAGGGGGTGTATTACGGTGAGTAAGAAACCTACAGAGTACGACATAATAAAGGCTTATCAAGAAATGGAAGAGTACTTAATAGCCTCTATGTGTCGTAACCTATATAAACATATTGACGAGAAAAACGACTATGTAATGTGGCAGACAGAACAACTCAAGGCGTTAGCGAAATATCGTAAAGATAACGCCGAGTTATTCGGTAATAAGTACCGTAAAACCATTAACAAAGATATTGACGAAGTCCTTAGAATGGCGTATGAGAGGGGATATAAAGGCGAAGAAACCAAGATATTGAAGGATATACGTGATAATAGACCAGTTAACACGTCGACGACAATAAAACAAGTCGGCAAAAACGTCGGTAAACGTGTACCCGAGAATGTGGGGGTATCATTCGCTACAGTTAACGATAAAAAATTAAGGTCGTTAATCAAATCAACAACAGACGACATGGACGACGTATTAACAGCTACATTGAGGAACGCAGACGACCAGTACAGAAAAATCATATACAACACTCAAGTTGCACTTAATAGTGGGGTGTTATCACTAGACGAGGCAGTAAAGAGAGCCACAAAAGAGTTCTTAGACAAAGGTATTAACTGCGTACAATACAAAAATGGAGCATTGGTGAATATTGCGTCATATAGCGAAATGGCGTTAAGAACGGCAAATAAACGTGCAAAACTACAAGGTGAAGGGGCAGACCGTCAAGAAATGGGATTCACAACGGTATTAGTAGCACCGAACGGGAATTGTTGCCCTAAATGTAGTAAATACACGGGGAAGGTGTTCATTGATGACGTGTGGAGCGGTGGTAAAAAGGGCGACGCCAATTATCCGTTGCTATCGAGTGCAATAGCAGGAGGATTATATCACCCGAACTGTCGAGACACTCACACGACTTATATCGAAGGAATAACACACATACCCGAGCCGTTAACACCACAGGAAAAAGCCGACCAAGAGAAAAAATACAAGTTAGAGCAGAAACAAAGATACTTAGAACGTCAGTTAAGGAAAGCCAAAAGACTACGTGACAACGCTATGACAGAGGACGACAAAGCGTTCTATGACAAAATAGTTAAAGGATATTCACGTAAGATTAATGACTTATGTAAGCAGTACCCAAAATGGCTACGTCGTAAGCCTAACAGGGAGAGCACGTACGGGATTAGTAAACTTGTACCTCCTGTACCACCTGTACCTAAAGTTACGCCGAAGAAAACACCAGTTAAAAACGTACCTAAAACTCCAGTACCTAAAGTTACACCAACTACGGTAGTAAAACAAAGACCAAGTGTAAATATGGAAGTTATGAACGCATACAGAGGTGGGAAAAAGTACGGTGAAGAAATGGCGAAACTTATGGCTAACGATGATGTACCAATAGTAGCATTAGACGTATGGAACAAATACGGCAAAGATATTAAGATATATAAGCCGTCAAATCGTAACGCAGGAGCTCACTATTCACCATTCTTTGGTGGAGTTCATATGAAAATTAAGAATGTAGCCCAGGGGAACTATTTCCAAGCACCATACAGTACGGCTTTTCATGAGTTCGGTCACAACATAGACAACTTAGCGTTCAAAGACCATAAGAAAATGCCAAGAAACATGACGGGAGCAGGTCATATTTGCGAAGAATACAAAAGTGGAGCATACAACAAGTTAATCAAAGAAGAGGCAAGAGACGTAGTATTAAATCATGTTATAGATGAATTTGATTATATAGAAAACCACTTAAACGACTTAGGTATGACAGAGCCGTTAAAAAGAATTAAGCAGTTACTGGATAAACACGCACCGAATAGGACAAAGGACGAGGTTGCCGAGTTATTTTATAACAACAGGGACGGACGTGTATTTAAAAGCATAATTACAAGGTCGTTAAAAACCAAGTTAGAAAAGGAATTGACACCACTCCAAAGAGCAGACATTTCAGATATGTTTGAAGGTAGTGGGCAAATAGGTATGGATTATTTTCTAGGATTAGGACATGGATTGAATTATTGGAAAACCCACGAGGTGTGCGTCGAGGCGTTTGCCGAAA